CTGGTAAAGCTGAAACTCATTTATTGTTTCCTGACAACTGATATCAATTATTATCTCATAACCCTGCAGCCACTGAATGCCGAACAGAATAGAGTCCTTACCCTTAACCGCCCCCTCTGCATTAATGCCGTTATCATTAAGCTCCTGAATGCTCTTTGGCTCTGCTGAATCACATGTGACATATTCATCTTCTATAATCGGTTTTAATTGTTCTGCAATCTGTGGATTCGTTAAACCTTTTTCGTGAAACTCTTTAAATATGTAGATTTTCTTTTGTGCCTTGTCGATATGCAATCTATTATAAGCAGTAGGGTCATTAGTAAAGCCAAAATCAAGGCCGTTCCTAATGTTGTCAAAATATCTAATCTGTCGGGACAGATCAGCTGTTTTCCAATTCCTAAAAACAAGCTCGCCAAGCACACCCCAGTTTCCGCAAGTATAAACATTGTAAAAATAACTGTCTGTTTCATCTGTAAGCTCCTTGATATCATCTGCCTCTAAAAACCTGTTATCAATGTAAGTGGTTTTAAGAATGGACAGGTCTTTGTCTTTATCATAAAGGTCTTTTGAGTCATCAATAAACCCGGTAAAATATTCTTTGAAAATCCAATGTGATTTAAGAATTGGATTAAATGAAAAAGTGATACGTTTCTTAACTTTAGACTTGCCGCGCAATCGTTTCCGAAGTTGTTTGATATCATCAAGGGTGCATTCTGTTGCCTCTTCAATCCAGATATCAGTGACAACACCATCGTCTGCGGTAATTGATTTGATCTTTTCAACATCGTCAAGCCCTTTAAATATTGCTTGTTTTTTATTCTTACATGTTATTGTCATTTCTGTTTTGTTAATAGTAAACAGTTTTGACACGTTCCATGATGATATTGCCTTGACCACTTCCTTAAAAACAGAGCCACGCATTGAACTGGCAACATTACGACAAATCAGATAATTCCGCTCCCCGGATATTAAATCAAATACACATCTCTGAGCAAGGAAAACAGACTTTCCGGAGCTGGACCCGCCGAAGTATATTTGTGTTCTTACCTCACTATGTAAATAGACAAGATATGCAGAGTTGAAAACGTCCTTTCTGATTTTAATCTTTTTAAGCATGTTTTTTTATAAACTCTTCAATATCGCCACTGCGTAATAGATATATATTTTCTTTTATCTTCTTGTCAGGCCATGCCCACCATTTAATTTCTAAAAGCTTAACCCTCTGATAAGATGTAACCCGGTGTTTTTTTAAACTGGCAGGATTGCCGCCGACAATACAATAAGGTTGAACATCCTTTGTTACAACACTTCCATAAGCAATGACTGCGCCGTCCCCGATTGTTACGCCTGACATTATTGTTGCTTTTGCACCGATCCAAACATCATTCCCGATAGTCACATCTTTACCGGGTGCCGGGTGTCCTTCACCAGAGCACTTCCAATGTTTTTTGTTTATATGTCCGAATGGAAATGTTGTGATCCAGTCCGTTCTATGATTAACACCCATCAACACACTGCAGCCTCCCGCAATTGAGCAGAAAGCACCGATGTTTAATTTAGCGGAGTCTTTGCCATATACCAGTATTTTTTCAGATCCGTATGTATGCTTTCCAACAATCATTATTTAACCTCAGTACCGGATGTTGTAACCGTTTCGGTTTTTTTTACCTGTTTTTTAATACACTTTTTAATATGAAGTCGGCTGAATAAAAATAAACCAGCGCGGGCAGTATTTATCATTATCTTAAGACACTTGATTTTTAAATATCTCTCAAGCTTATTGTTGTCTTCTTCCAGGTCAATGTTTTTAATGCCGTCCTTTAGGCACTCTGTCTTAAATCTGTTGTTTGCAATAGTAAGGTGCTTTATATCTAAAAGCCCACGTACTATTAATTCACAAAATGGATCATGCTCTGCAGAAGGTCTCATTATAAAAATCATGTCAAGAAATTTAGTTGCACCATCCCATTCAAACCCGACCTTAAGATGCATACGCCCGGTGGTCATCAAACTTATAAAACCATGAACAATAGCCTTCTTGATCTTAACCCCGGTATCAAAATGATAATCTTCAAGCAGCCGGTATTTAAACCCGTTCTTCTGCTTTGGCAGGATTTCATAAAGAATACCGTTGTGGCCTTTGATTGGATTTTCTGTGTGTTCAAATTTGTGGATCTTCATTGCTGGCCTCCTGTTCGTGAATGTTGCCGATCAATTTTCTATGCCTGAAGTTCTCAGGTCTTATATGGTGTTTGTCCCCCTGTGCATGGAAACCCTTTATACTGTCAAACATAACAATGCATTTTTTACAGATTGCCGAAGTTAAAATATCCCCATCATAAATCTCAACACCGTTTTTGTCTTTCAAGCCTATGTACTCGCCAACGGTTTCGGGGATTACCTCAATTGGTAAGGACGTTTTAATACCGCTTTCTGTTTCAAGATTCACATATATACAATGAGCAGTATTTTTACTAAAAACAGCCTTGACATAGTATCCATAAACCCAACCACCGCCATCTATTCTTTTACCTTTATATTTATGCTCTCTCATTTCTGGCCTCCCTCCCTTATTTGGTTAACAATATGCTTAATCTTTGACTCTGTTATTTTTAATCTTCTGGTCTGAAACTCAAAGGTGATTGTTACTTTTGTTTTTTCTTTCCCGATAACATAATCAAGTTCAATGTTTTTTGCCGGGTTCTTATAGGTAAAATAATATTTCTTATGAAAAAGGAGTTCTATTAAATCCTTATATTTAGCAAACTCAATCAATGCCAGACCGGGCTTGCCTCAACCTCTTCTTGTCTCAAGATAACGGTTTCGATATAGCTGCCAAGGGTCACGTTCTGTTCTGCTGATTGATGTAAGGCCGCAAGAAGAACGTCAAAGTATAAACACTTTCTGTAGGCCGCCGCTATTTGATCAAAAGTATGTGGGTGAAATGCTGTTATAACGGAAAGTATTTCCACTTCCATTTGGGTAAGTTTGTGCTTTTTGATTGTGTTATCCAGTAAGGCATTGTTTGCTTTATGGATTGAATTATTAAACCTTAATTTTAGGATAAAATAAATAATTGAGAATATTACTGGCACACATATAATTGCAATTAATATAGTCATGGTTATAATTTATTATAGATAAAGTTATATGTCAATAGCTAATCAACCAGTTCAATTAAAAGTTCGATCTCTTCATCTCCTGGATCTTCACCCCACCTGTCTTTAGCGTGAGCCCTTAGTATAGATTTGCAAGCATTTACATCAGGTTCCACGTCTTTCTTAATAATCGTTTGTTTTGTTTTCGTGCCGATTATTTCCTTGCCTTTGGAATCTTTGCCGACAACGATCTGCTCAACTGTTTGCTTGGTCTCTGTAACCCCGTAACCTTGCGCACGTTTTACGATCCCACGCTCTGCAATCGACACCATTCCTTTGTCTCTGATCTTACTTGCTTCCTCGCAAACTCTGAATAATTTCTTTTTTTTTGCTTTCCAACTATAAAAGTGTTGTATAGAAACCCCTAATTTTTCAGCGATTTCCAAATAGGTGTCACCTTCGGTTCTGTAGATTCTTATTAAATCCAAAAATGCCGGTTGCCAGAGGTTCTTTTTTGCAACAGCTTGTTTCTTCTTTGTTTTTTTTGCTATTTTTTGAGATTTTGTTTTTTTGATCTTATTTACCTTCCTTTATGGCTTGTTTTATTAAGTTCCAGTTGTTGTGTTCTTAATCCAATCAAGTAACTCAACTTGCCTTATCAATTCACGAATTGGGATGTCTTTTCTTTCTATGAGGTCACATATATCATCCCTATGTTTGTAAGTTTCACCAAGAGATGACATTATTTTGACATCAAAAGCATTAAGCAACTCACTATCACTATCCTGCTTGGCAATGACGGCTTCAAGCAATGCAACGTTGTGGCACAATAAATCCCAAGAACCAAGACTATCAACCTGTTTGTTAAATTCAGAATGTATTGCATTATCTACTTCTATTAAACCTTGACGAACCTTTTTTATTATCTCTTTCATTTGGTTAGCTCCTTCGTTTGTGTAACAACTACGTTCCCGTTAAGCATACACGTTGAATACTTGTGGCCTTGCGGTAATAGTCCCTTGTGTAAACAGACTGATTTAGTTAGTGCCTGTTTGTAGAGATTTAGCAACTCGCTATCACTCTCATGCTTGGCAATGGCTGATTCAAGGTTATATTTTATATCCATCACTTCATTGCCAGAGCAAGTGTCACCCAAATATTCGCCCAGTTCTTTAAGTCTTTTTATTATCTCTTTCATTTGGTTAGCTCCTTAAGGCTACAATTATTTACTAACGGTGTATCAAAATCAACACCATTATCTCTTGACACAAAAAGCTCTCCAGTAAAACATATACTATTTCTTCTGTCTAAACCCTCGAGGCGGTCTTCTATCATAGCCTCGTTTGTTGAAACACCGACAACAGTTCCATTTAACGGGCCTATCAACTTTTTACCATTAGTCTTTTTATCCCTTACGTCACTAATGTAGTAGATAATCTTTTCATTGATCCATGTTGACTCTATTTTTAATAATTCTTTTGACGTTCTCAACTAAACCCCTTATAAGATGTTAAACGCTAAATTCAAAAGACGAAATA